GCTGTACAGACTCTCACACTTGCCCCTATGCAATATCCATGCCAAGTCTCTTGAGTATATGCCGAGCCTATGCTATGCAAGAATCATGCCAACTATTGTGCCAGTGACTATGCAGTGACACAAAGGGGGCTATAAATAGGGGCGGGGGAGGGGGATGGACTACGATGATTGTTACTGTAGCCACCCAGATACAAAAAAGAGTGAAATTGGGAGTAAAAAGAGAGCTAGTTGCTGTAATGACTGGGGAGTTTAAGCTCTTGATAACTAAAAAGAAAAGACTGATAGCAGAATATGCGCATAGCCCTCTGCTGTCCTAGCTAAAAAGGACTAGAAAGTGCGCATAGTCCTCAAGAGGACAGTAAACCAAAAGCATCCCATAGCCCTAACAGTAAAAAAGACTTGACAAATGTAAATTTATATGTTATACTAATAGACTATATAGGATTATCAAGAAGCAATAGCAGACAAAGCGTACATAAACGAACATTAACGTACCAACATACAACTACAAACAATAGCTTCTACCTTCAAGACCACTTAGCTAACAGCAAAGTGACAATCTCAGAGAAACTAATGAGTTCTACACCTAAGCCAGAAGCAAAGAAAAAGCGTGGAAGACCCCCTAAAGCTATAGTTGAAAGTAAAAAGGCTGGTAGTAGGGGTGTTCGTGGAAGACCTCCCGGTGATGCCGCTGCTATTAACGAATTCAAAGCTCGTTTACTTGCTTCACCTAAGTCACGTAAAGTGATGGATAGTATTCTTAACGCTGCACTCGATGATGACCACAAGAATCAGGCAGCAGCGTGGAAACTTCTAATGGATAGAATGCTTCCTCTGTCTTATTTTGAAAAAGATAAGGTTGGTGGTGGTAAGAGTGCTATCAGTATTACTATAAGCGGTGTTGGTGAAACGACAATAGCATCGTCAGACTCAGAACCCGCTGAAGACTTTATTGAAGCAGAGATAATAGATGATTGATTTAAAGTATTTCACTTACGATGAATTTAATTGTCAGTATAGTGGCGAGAATGAGATGAAAGACTCTTTCTTGCAGAAGCTAGATCAGTTACGGTATGTGTGTGGGTTTCCGTTTGTGATTACTTCAGGGTATCGCTCTGCTGACCACCCAATAGAAGCAAAGAAAGACAGCCCAGGCACTCATGCACAAGGCATAGCTGCCGACATACAAGCCCTCAGTGGCGACATCAAGTATCAAATAGTCAAACACGCTCTAGCGTTAGGGTTTACTGGTATAGGCATAGCAGATAGCTTTATCCATGTGGACATTCGCAAGACAACTCCAGTTATTTGGACGTACAATTAACTAAGACTTCCCAACAATCTCTCAATCGTGTATCAGATTAGGGGTAAATTAGCTCTGTTTGTACTCTCCAACTATTCCTTATGGGTAAAGTAATGGAAAAAGTAATCGCTAAAGCCAAAGAGCTTTCTGAAAGCCTTGGTCTTAAAATATCTACAGCAGACAATCTTTCTGTAGGAAACACCTTTATCGGTCTAACTGTCTACGCTGTCGTGGTAACTTTAATCTTAGTATTGTGACAGATTTAAAAGTAGAGCTACTTGACTGGCAGAAAGAAGTCTTCAATGACGATGCCAGATTCAAGGTAATAGCTGCTGGTAGACGAACAGGCAAGTCTCGCCTAGCTGCTTGGATGCTAATCCTTAACGCATTGCAAGCCGAAAGAGGCCATGTCTTCTACGTAGCCCCCACTCAGGGACAAGCACGAGACATCATGTGGCAGACACTGCTAGAGCTGGGACATCCAGTTATATCAGGGAGCCATATCAACAACCTTCAGATAAAGCTAATCAATGGAGCTACTATCTCACTGAAGGGAGCAGACCGTCCAGAGACTATGCGTGGTGTATCGCTTAAGTTTCTTGTCATGGACGAGTACGCTGACATGAAGCCAGAGGTGTGGGAACAAATACTACGTCCTGCACTGGCTGACCAAAAGGGTTCTGCTTTGTTTATCGGAACACCTATGGGGCGTAACCACTTCTACGAGCTGTACAAGTACGCTGAGTTAGGTGATGACGAAGACTTTAAATCGTGGCACTTCACCAGCTACAACAACAACCTGATAGAAGCCTCTGAGATAGACAGAGCAAAGAAGTCAATGTCTTCCTACGCTTTCAGGCAAGAGTTCATGGCATCCTTTGAAGCATTAGGTTCAGAGATGTTTAAGGAAGAGTGGGTATGCTATGAAGAAGAAGAGCCTAGTGGCGGTGAATACTACATAGCTATCGACTTAGCTGGCTTTGAAGAAGTAGGCAAGAAACGAACAAAGAATACTAAGCTAGACTCGACAGCAATAGCTGTTGTTAAAATACAAGATGATGGTAGTTGGTGGGTAGCTAATATCATTACAGGCAGGTGGGACTTAAATACTACCGCTGAGAAGATACTACAGGCCGTTAGAGACTATAAACCATTAGCCGTAGGTATAGAGAAGGGTATCGCTAGACAGGCTGTAATGTCCCCTCTGAGCGACCTGATGCGTAAGTACAACACCTTCTTCCGCTGTGATGACTTAACTCACGGTAACAGAAAGAAGACAGATAGAATCATGTGGGCTTTACAGGGACGCTTCGAGAACGGAGTCATCTCTTTAAACAAGGGAGAGTGGAACATGAAGTTCTTAGATGAACTCTTCCAGTTCCCTAATGACCTAGTACATGATGACACGGTAGATGCTTTGGCGTATATCGACCAATTAGCAAACGTAGCCTACGGTATAGGTGATATTCCACAAGAAGACTATGACTTCTTAGATGTGGTCTCAGGATACTAATTTATGAAAGAAAAAGAGATGTTCATGGAAACGCTAGAGAGCTGGCTTGAGACTAAGCTGGACACTTGGCGTGACCACTTTGAAGCAAACTACGCAGAGAAGTTTGACGAATACTATCGTCTATGGCGTGGACAGTGGGCTTCTGAAGACCGTACAAGAGACTCTGAGCGTTCCCGTATCATTAGCCCTGCACTACAGCAAGCTGTTGAATCTTCTGTAGCAGAGATTGAAGAAGCTACTTTTGGTAGGGGTAGATGGTTTGACATACAAGATGACCGCAACGATCAAGAAGCACAGGACATCGTGTATCTTAGAGAACAGCTATACGAAGACTTCTCCAAGAACAAAGTCCGTAAGGGCGTAGCTGAATGTCTTATCAACTCTGCTGTGTTCGGTACAGGCATAGCTGAGATTGTGCTAGAAGAAATTAAAGAAATGAAACCAGCCACACAGCCTATGATGGGTGGTGAGCTGCAAGCTATTGGTGTCAACATACAAGATCGTACAGTGTGTAAGCTACGGCCTATCATGCCACAGAACTTCTTGATTGACCCTGTAGCTAACTCTATCGAAGAAGCTCTTGGTGTAGCGATAGATGAGTTTGTACCAATGCACTACATCGAGCAGATGCAGGAGAAGGGTGTGTACAAAGATACACCTGTAGGCGAAGCCTCTCCTGACTTTGACATAGAAGCCGACAAAGACCTTTCCACTTACAACGATGACAAAGTACGACTGACCAAGTATTACGGTCTTGTTCCTAAATATCTGCTTGATGAAGTAGACATGGAAGAAGATGAAGAACTGGTTGAGTTTGACGAAGCTGAAGAAGAAGAGTCTTACTATGTTGAAGCTATTGTTATATTAGCTAACGGCAGTACCCTGCTAAAAGCAGAGCGTAACCCCTACATGATGCAAGACCGTCCTATCGTGGCTTTTCCGTGGGATGTAGTACCAGGTAGGTTCTGGGGTAGAGGTGTTTGTGAGAAAGGTTATAACTCACAGAAGGCTCTTGACGCAGAACTAAGAGCAAGAATAGATGCTCTAGCTTTGACTGTACACCCAATGATGGCTATGGACTCTACTCGCATACCGCGAGGCAGTCGTTTAGAAGTCAAGCCCGGCAAGCTAATCCTTACCAACGGTGATCCAAGAGAAGTCCTACAGCCGTTTAACTTTGGACAGGTCAACCAGATTACCTTTGCACAAGCTGCTGAGTTACAGAAGATGGTTCAGACATCTACTGGTGCTATTGACTCTGCTGGTATTCCCGGCTCAATCAATGGCGAAGCAACTGCTGCTGGTATCTCCATGTCTCTCGGAGCAATCATCAAGCGTCACAAACGCACACTGATTAACTTCCAAGAGTCTTTCATCATACCGTTTGTTACTAAAGCTGCTCACAGATATATGCAGTTTGACCCAGAGTCTTACCCTGTATCTGATTACAAGTTTGTTGCTTCTAGCTCGTTGGGTATTGTAGCCCGTGAGTATGAAGTCACTCAGCTTGTACAGTTACTACAAACCATGCCAGCAGATTCACCTCTGTACCTATCGTTGATTCAGTCAATCATAGACAACATGAACCTGTCTAACAGAGAAGAGTTGATAGCTAAACTTACTGAAGCTAGTCAGCCTAACCCTGAAGCACAGCAAGCAGCTCAGGCAGCACAGCAAGTACAGCTTGAGTTCCAGCAGTCACAGACTAACGCACTCAATGGACAGGCTGCTGAGTCACAAGCAAGAGCGCAGAAGCTAACAGTAGAATCCCAAGCTATTCCTGTAGAACTAGAGAACGCTAGACTTAAAGCTGTTACTACTAATCTACAGGCTGGAGATCAGGACGACAAAGAGTTTGAAAGGAGAATCAAAGTAGCTAACACGCTTCTTAAAGAACGTGAGATAGCTGTAAAGGAGCAGTCTAATGGTTAGTAGTCGTGAATTAGAAGCAGTAGTAACTCAGGTCAATGCTGAGTTTGAAAGACTTAACGCACGAGTAGCGGAGCTAGAGAACAATGCCAAAGAAAAAAGACCCACGCCTAGCAAGAGTGGGAGTAAGCGGGTTCAACAAACCGAAGAGAACGCCTAGTCACCCAACCAAGTCTCATGTCGTTGTAGCTAAGTGTGAAGACGGCAAGATAAAGACTATTAGGTTTGGTCAGCAAGGTGTTAGTGGTGCTGGTAAGAATCCTAAGTCTGCTAAAGAAAAAGCTAGAAGAGCTTCTTTTAAAGCCAGACATAAAAAGAATATAGAAAAAGGCAAATGTTCGGCAGCTTACTGGGCTGACAAGGTTAAGTGGTAATGACTAAAGTTAATGCAGAAAAGTTAGACACAATCTTTTTTATCATTCAGAACACTCAGGGTAACTGGACAAACGAAGAAGTCATGGATATGTACTACATGATTGAAGCAGAGTTAGAACCTTTTGTAGAAGAAAAAACTAACCCACTATCTATTGTTGGAAAGGAGACACATTGATGTACGGCTCTAAGAAAAAGAAGAAGAAAGTAAAGAAGTAAAACCAAAACAACAATCGTCCCGCAAGGAGAAACGATGAACAAAGAACTAGAAGACTATTACAACAACTTCTTTGAATTGTTTAGAACTAACGGCTGGAAACAGTTGATAGAAGAACTAAACAACAACATAGAACAAACAGATAATTTAGAAACTGTTAAAGACGAACAAGACCTTTTCTTTAGGAAGGGACAACTTGCAGTCTTCAAGAGTTTCACTAACTTGGAGCTAGTCATAAGGACTGCTCAAGAACAGGCAGAGTTTGAGGAGGAATCCGAAGATGATGCTATTTGACTTTAAGTGTAACTCACAACACGTTACAGAAAAGCTAGTCAAGTCTGACACGACAGACATTGAATGCCCTGTATGTGGTGATGAAGCACTTAGGCAAATATCTCCTGTTCGCTCAAAGCTAGACCCTATCTCTGGGGACTTTCCTGGAGAGACAATGAAGTGGGCAAAGCAGCGACAACAGCAGATACAACTCGAAAGAAAGACAAGCGAATAGCCCTTTCTACTTAATCCCCTTACGGGGAATCCAGCCAATTTCCACAATGTTTAAGCACGGAGTTTAATAATGGCTAAATTTTTAGATGAGCGTCCCGTAGAGGATGATGACTCTATCACTGAGTCCTTTGAAGAAACTGAAGAGTTTCAAGAAGAGGTAAACTCAGTACCTGAAAAGTATCAGAACAAATCAATAGTAGAGCTAGTACAAATGCACCAAGAGGCTGAGAAGCTGGTTGGTAAACAAAGCTCCGAAGTTGGTGAACTTAGAAAGGTAGTAGACGAATACATCCATCAGCAGACACAACTCACACAGCAAACGAATGAACCTGTCGAAGAAATAGACTTCTTCTCAGAGCCAGACAAAGCTGTAAGCAACGCGATAGAAAACCATCCGTCTGTTAGAGAAGCGAAGCAAGTAGCACAAGAGTACCGAAAGACAACTGCTCTTTCACAACTCCAGTCTAAACATCCAGAGATGAATACCATCTTGCAGGATGAGAAGTTCTTAGAATGGATTAAAGGTTCTAATGTGCGTACGAGACTTCTGCAACAGGCAGATCAGCAGTTTGATGTAGAAGCAGCAGACGAGCTTTTCTCTACTTGGAAAGAACGTCAGCAGATGATTGGTACTACAGCAGACGCTGAAAAGGCGCAACGTAAACAGCAAGTCAAAGCTGCATCCACTGGTAGTTCAAGTGGTAGTGGTGAAAAGGCTTCAAGAAAAATCTATAGAAGGGCAGACATTATTAATCTTATGAGAACTGACCCTGCTCGCTACCAAGCTCTTTCAGATGAAATTCTAAAGGCTTACGCAGAGGGAAGGGTTAAAAGCTAAACTATAGGAAACTATCATGGCTCTTACAACTTCCACATACCCAGCAATGGGTGGCACTGTTGATAATACTTCAGCAGCAACTTTTATCCCAGAAATTTGGTCTGACGAGGTAATTGCTGCCTATCAGAAGAACCTTACTCTGGCTAACCTTGTTACCAAAATGTCTATGTCAGGCAAGAAAGGTGACACTCTACACATCCCTAAACCCGTCCGTGGTCAGGCTAATGCCAAGCTGACTAATACGGCTGTTACTCTCCAGCAGGATACTGAAAGCGAAGTTGCTATCACTATCGACAAGCACTTTGAGTACACTCGTATGATCGAGGACATCACTGACGTTCAGGCTCTGGCTTCTCTGCGTAACTTCTACACAGGCGATGCTGGCTACGCTCTGGCTAAACAGGTTGATGATGATCTGTTTGCTCTGGGTAAGTCTCTGGGTGACGGTGATGGTTCTGACTGGACTCACAGCAATGTTTACTACCC